ATGAACACCTCGCCTTCATCGTTTAGATCAGCTGCTCTCAGCGCATACAGGCAATCCATAACAGAGATAAAATCCGTAGCATCTTTCAATGACGGCTTTACCCGCTCATACAAAACTTTAACCGCCACTGGGCCATTTTTTATCTCATCCAGCACTATCGGTATAAGCGATAAGGTGCTGTTTTTATAGGAATATAGCTTATTTGGTAATTGCATCGTACACCTCACATTTCGCTATAAAAAACGCCACTACGATCTGACAGTAAATGTCCTCTTGCAGGCTGACCTTATGTACCTTTTCTGATATCTCGTTGAAAATCTCGACATTCGTTTTCTTTGCCTTCTTCAGGCGTTTGTAGATGGCCTTCATCTGATCCTGTACTTCGTCATAGTCTATTTCTCCGCGTTTGTCGGCATTGGTTATGATTTCCTTCAGCGTGACATAGTAGGTATCAACATATCCTTTTACGGTATTGAACAATGCGAGGTTGTCATCCGGGACAAGTTTCTCCCGTATATCCTTCGGATCAAGAGAAGGATCAAGCAAATCTTTTTCTTTCAGATTCTTGATTTTCGAGATGACACCTATTATTTCCTTTTCAAGCGGCATTCCGTCCAAGAGGCGCATACTCTGTTTATGTGCAATCAATATCTTTTTGACACCCTGTAGTTCCTTGCACAGCTTCTTGCTATCATCAATAGAATAGGTCGCATGACACATCGGACAAAGAGCCAGTAGGTTATCTACTTTCGGCTCTTTATTTTTATCTATGAGCACCACCTCATAGGTATATGCTACTCGTCCGCTATCTGCGGTGGATAGCAGTCTGCCGCAGCCAGGAAAAGCACAAATGTTGTCAGCCTCATCCCGCAAATAATCGCCGTACTTGCTCTTCAGTTCAAATGCCTGCTGCATCAGCTTCTGCCGTTCGAGTTCCGTTTTTTGAACAAGCCCAGCTGCCCTGCGAATAATCTCCACGAAGCAATCTGCCAGCTTTTCAGCGATATTGCCTACCGTAGCGGTCGGGTCATAGCTTTTATAATCATCCGCAAGCAAGGCTAAGACCGCCTTGGGTCTTGATTCAAGAGATTCAATGAACATCTCCGGCGATAATTTGTAGACAATACTCTGTGCAAACTTCTTTGAAATATCACGCTTTGCATACGTGCGGAGCGTGTTTTCTTTTGTCAGCTTTGATGATGGGTCTTTTGGCGTATCCCATCCATCCTCGGTAACTTCAGTGATCATCGCAACCAAATCCCGAAAGAAGCGTGGCACATCCAAGCCATCAGATATTCGATTTTTCATCATTGAAAAGAAATCCTTAAACTCCACGAATACTCCTCATCCTTTCTCGGATTTTGTACCACGGTGAACCACGGTGTACCAAACCATCCCCAAATCCGAATACCCCATTTTTTATAATGACATCAGCGTTGGGGACGATGCGACGCCGGGCGCAAAACACGCTATATGAATTATAGCATAAAAGTGTCCGTTTGTCAAATCAGACGTTCGCGTTGTGGACATTTTTCGGTCATAAAGGATTTATTTGCGGCGATAAGACCACGGCAAGAACATTCCCCCAAGGCTAACCTGGCATCGGTACATCCATTGGCCCGGATGATCCAGTGCGGATGACAGGATAATTTAATAAAAACAGCTGCCTACTGGATAAGGAAGCTGCAATCCCGGAATGGAGGAAACTCCTACAGGACTGCGGTTAGATTTCTATTACCTTTTTGCAGCTGACCAGCGAGAAGCCTCCATTCCCAACACGAATGGAGGTTTTCTAATGATTATCAAGTACAAATTCGCTACCGGCGAGGTGACGGAGGTCGAGGTCTCGGACGAGATCGGTACCGTCATCCTGGATTCCAGGCGTGAGGAACACGCCAACAACGAGCGCCACCGCTACCACACGGCATTCTCGCTCGATGACATGACCTACGAGGACAAGGACTACTTCTCCGTTGATGACAACCCGGAAGAGGCACTTATGCGGAAAGAAGCCGCCAAGGAGCGCAAGGCCATGCTCTCGCGGCTCACGCCCGTGCAGAGGCGCAGGTTTGAAAAGTTCGAGGACGGCATGAGCATCGCAGAGATTGCCCGTTCAGAAAAGGCTGCGTTCAACAGCGTCAAGGAGTCCATCGAATCGGCTCAGAAGAAGCTGAAAAAACTTCTCTGATTTTTCTCAAGGGACACCCTCAATTTCGGTGTCCCTTTTCTGTTTAACAGCGGAAGGACAAAACAACATCCCTTCCGGAAAGTGAGGTAAGTGCCATGAAGCACACATTACAGATCAGCGTCAGCAAGAAGCCGAAGAATGACGGTATCGCTGCCGTTCGCAAGGTTTCGGTAAGGGAGAAGTTCCTTCGATTCCTCTTCGGCGACAAGACCAGGCTCACGGTCATCGTTCCCGGCGATACCGTGCAGGAACTGGAGATCAGGGAAATCGGAAAGGAGGCAGCCCGTGAAACTGTATGAGATCAACGCAGAAATCCTGCGCCTGACGGATGCCATCGAGTTTGACGAGGAGACCGGGGAAATCCTCGGCGATACGGATGAAATGTTCGCGCAGATTCAGTTGCTTCAGATGGAAAAGAATTCTATCCTCGAATATCTTGCAAAACTCGTCCTGAATATCCGCTCCGAGGCAGCCGCCGTCAAGACCGAGGAACAGCGCCTTAAGGCGCGCCGCGACAGGCTCGCCAAAAAGGAAGAACGCCTGATGAGGGTACTCGACCGTGAGTGCGCCGGCGAAAAGACCGATCTTGGCGTGGCGACCTTCTCTTATCGCAAGACCTCCCATGTGGATGTGTCGGATGCGGCAAAAGCTGTCCGCTGGCTCAAGCGCAACAAGCACCTCGACTGTTTCCGTATCCCGGCGCCGGAAGTCGCAAAGACCGAGGTCAAGAAACTCATCAACGCAGGAACGAAGGTACCCGGCTGTGCCGTGGTCGAGGACTACTCCTGCTCACTCAGATAAGGAGGCTTTTTAACGATGTTAAACATCACCAAAGGGAAAATCGACCGCGCCTTAAAGGTGGTCGCCTACGGGAGCGAGGGCATCGGCAAGACGACCTTTGCCGCCGCTTTCCCGGAACCGCTCTTCATTGATACCGAGGGTGGCACGGCTCACATGGACGTGCGCCGTATCGACAAACCGCAGTCTTGGGAGGAGCTGCTCTCCATCGTGAACGAGGTCGCCGCCGATCCGAATGTCTGCAAGACGCTCGTGCTGGACACGGCGGATTGGGCGGAGGCTCTCTGCGTCACTCATGTCTGCCAGAAGTACAAGCAGAACTCCATCGAGAGTTTCGGTTACGGCAAGGGCTACACCTACCTCGCCGAGGAGTTCGGCAGGCTGTTCTCCGCACTTGATGCCGTGATTGCATCCGGCAAGCACGTAGTCATTACCGCTCACGCCAAGATGCGTAAGTTCGAGCAGCCCGACGAACAGGGAGCCTATGACAGATGGGAAATGAAGCTCTCGAAGCAGGTCGCTCCGCTCCTCAAAGAATGGTGCGATATGCTCCTCTTCCTTAACTACAAGACCTATGTGGTCACGACCGAGACCAACGCCAAAAAAGCCCAGGGCGGCAAGCGCGTCATCTATACCTCCCATCATCCGTGTTGGGATGCCAAGAACCGTCACAGCCTCCCGGAGGAGATGGACTTGGATTTCAAGAACATCGCGCACCTTTTCAAAACGGGCTCCGAGCCTGCTGCCGATGCGGTTAAGCCCATCGACCGTCTGCGCTCCCTTATGACGGAGGCAAATGTGACGGATGCGGAGCTTCAGAAGGTCGTAGCGGACAAAGGCCACTATGCCGCAGACGCTCCCATCGACACCTATTCCGAGAAGTTTATCTCCGGCTGGCTCATCAAATACTGGCCGCAGATTCTGAACCTTATCAATGCGGGCCGCACGGTCCTGGACTAACGAAGGAGGATTTTTATCATGGCTGATTATCTTAACAACAATGCCGGCATGGATTGGGATGACGCTATCGAGAACGATGGCCAGGAGTTCATCATCCTGCCGGAAGGTGACTACAACTTCACCGTTACCGATTTCGAGCGCGGACGCTTTCCCGGCTCCGCCAAGATGTCGCCCTGCAATAAGGCGACTCTCACCCTGCAGGTCAAGACCGAGGACGGCATTGCCAGCATCCGCACCGACCTCATTTTGAACCGTGTCGTGGAGTTCCGTATCTCCGCTTTCTTCCGCTGCATCGGTCAGAAGAAGCACGGCGAGAGGCTCGTCATGGACTGGAACAAGGTCGTAGGCAGCCGCGGACGCGCACACTTCAAGCCTCGCACCTATACTGATCGCGACGGCAACGAGCGTCAGGCAAACGATGTCGACCGCTTCTATGACTATGACGAGAAGAATTTCCCTGCAGAGGACGACTGGATGGAGATCACCGGAGATGCCGATGACCTGCCGTTCAATTAAGGAGGTGCCGTATGTTTGAGCTTCGACCTTATCAGGCTGAAGCGAAACAGGCGATCCTTGCCGCTTGGGACGAGGGGTACCGCAAGACACTCCTCGTCCTCCCGACAGGGTGCGGCAAGACCGTCGTGTTTTCTTCAGTCACAGAAAACCAGGTAAACAAAGGACACCGTGTGCTTATCATGGCGCATCGCGGGGAGCTGCTCGACCAGGCAGCGGACAAGCTGAAGGAGGCATCCGGGCTTGACTCCGTTTTGGAAAAAGCGGAATCCACGAGCCTCGGCAGCTTTCTTCCGGTGACGGTCGGCTCTGTGCAGTCGCTTGCGCAGGAAAAGAGACTTGCCCGGTTCCCGAACAATTACTTCCAAGACATCATCGTGGACGAGGCGCATCACTGCCTCTCCGACAGTTACAAGCGTGTCCTCGACCATTTCCCCAACGCCAATATCCTCGGCGTCACGGCGACGCCCGACAGAGGCGACATGAAGAACCTCGGAGAGTTCTTCGATTCCAAGGCTTACGAATACAGCATGACCGAGGCTATCCGTGAAGGGTATCTCTGCCCGATCAAGGCGCAGATGATTCCGCTCGAACTGGATATCGCGGATGTCGGTATTTCAAGCGGCGACTTCTCCGCAGGCGAGATCGGACACGCATTGGAGCCCTACCTTCATCAGATCGCATCTGAAATGGCGAACTACTGCCGGGGCAGAAAGACCGTTGTATTCCTTCCGCTCATCGCAACATCACAGAAGTTCTGCGCCATGTTGAACGATGCAGGGCTCCGTGCCGCCGAGGTCAACGGCAACAGCGATGACCGCTCGGAGGTGCTTGCCGATTTTGAAGCCGGTAAATATGACGTGCTTTGCAACTCCATGCTCCTCACCGAAGGCTGGGACTGCCCGTCCGTGAACTGCATCGTTGTCCTGCGTCCTACCAAGATCAGGTCGCTTTATCAGCAGATGGTCGGCCGCGGCATGAGGCTTTCTCCCGGCAAGACGGAACTGCTGCTCCTCGATTTCCTTTGGATGACGGAGCGTCACGACCTTTGCAGGCCGTCCGCGCTTATCAGCAAGGATGAGGCTATCGCTAAAAAGATCGATGAGCGCATGGTGGAGGACGCTGACGGCTTTGACCTCATAGAGGCCGAGGAACAGGCGGAACGGGATATTCTCGCCGAACGTGAGTCGGCTCTCGCAAAACAGCTGGCTGAAATGCGCGGGAAGAAACGTAAACTCGTTGATCCCCTGCAGTACGCCCTTTCGATTGCTGCGGAAGACCTCACTAACTATGTACCGACCTTTGCATGGGAAATGGCACCTCCGTCCGAGAAGCAGATCGCTTTCCTGGAGCGGAGGGGCATCTTTGCTGACAGCGTGAGGAACGCAGGGCTTGCGTCCCTTCTCATTGACCGCCTGCAGCGCCGTCAGCAGATGGGGCTTGCTACTCCCAAGCAGATACGGTGTCTGGAACGCTACGGCTTCAGGCAGGTCGGCACCTGGGCATTCGAGGATGCCAGTTCCCTTATTTCAAGACTTGCCGACAACAGCTGGAGGGTGCCTTATGGCATGACTCCCGCGCTCTACAGACCTTAAGGAGGTAACCATTCATGGATAATCATATTCTTTCGGCTCTCAAAGCCATAGACGTATCAACCTTGAGCCGTGCTGACTGGATCGCAGTCGGCATGGCGCTTAAGGAGGAGGGCTATCCCTGCTCCATATGGGATGACTGGTCCCGAAATGACAGCCGCTATCATCCCGGCGAGTGCGAACGCAAGTGGAACAGCTTTCACGGCTCCGGCACTCCCGTCAAGGGCGGCACCATCGTACAGATGGCAAAAGACCGCGGCTGGACTCCCTTCGGTGGAGAGGACGGCTGCATGAATTGGGATGACGCCATCGAGTATGACGGCGAGGACGGTTTTAACGGCTTTGCTCCCCCCGATGCTTGGAGCCCTGCGGCAGACCTCATCACTTATCTTGAACTGCTCTTTGATGCAGATGACCGTGTCGGCTATGTCACAAATGATGTGTGGCAGGATGCCGAGGGCAAGTGGCTGCCGAGCAAGGGCGTGTATGACCGCACCGCCGGGGAACTCATCGCATCGCTTAAAAAGTATCCCGATGACCTCGGCGCTACGGTCGGTGACTGGAAACCCGAAGTCGGCGCATGGATTCGCTTCAATCCCCTCGATGGGGACGGCGTAAAGAACGAGAACATCACGAAGTTCCGCTTTGCCCTGGTGGAGTCGGACACGCTACCCGTTGCGGAACAGGATATCGTCTTCCGCAAGCTGGAACTGCCTATCGCGGCGCTCGTTCACAGCGGAGGCAAAAGCCTCCATGCCATCGTCCGCGTGGATGCGGAGAATTACGACGAGTACAGAAAGCGCGTGGAGTTCCTCTACGACTTCCTGGAGAAAAACGGAGTGTCCATCGACAAACAGAACCGCAATCCGTCCCGCCTCTCCCGTATGCCCGGCGTCACGAGAAACGGCAACCGCCAGTACCTTATCGCTACAAACATCGGAAGGAAGTCCTGGGTAGACTGGCTCGACTTCGTAGAGGGCGTTTCCGATGAACTACCCGACATGGTTTCCCTTGACATTTTCAAGGACAATCCGCCGGAACTGCCGGAGGAACTCATCACGGGGATACTGCGCCGCGGACACAAGATGCTGATATCCGGCTCATCCAAAGCCGGGAAGTCCTTTCTTCTCATGGAACTGTGCATCGCTATCGCGGAGGGCAAGCCTTGGCTCGGCTTTCAATGCAAAAAAGGCAGAGTCCTCTATGTGAACCTTGAGATTGATCCGGCAAGCGCGATCAACCGATTTCTCAAAATCTACGAGGCACTCGGTCTGCCCATCAAAAATGCGGACAGCATCGTGGTGTGGAACCTCAGAGGTCACGCCGTACCGCTCGACCAGCTTGTTCCGAAACTCATCCGCCGTGTACGGAATCAGCACTTTGACGCTATCGTCATCGATCCCATTTACAAAGTTATCACGGGCGATGAGAACAACGCCTCCGAAATGGGCGCGTTCTGTAACCAGTTCGACAAGATTTGCACGGAGACCGGGTGCAGCACCATCTACTGCCATCATCACAGCAAGGGTGCGCAGGGCATGAAAAAAGCGATGGACAGAGCGTCGGGCTCCGGCGTGTTCGCCCGTGATCCTGATGCCCAGCTTGACATGATTCAGCTTGAGCTTTCCGAGGATATCGCAAACAACGTCCGTGACGGCAATGAAACCGCATGGCGGCTCGAATCCTCGCTGCGTGAGTTCCCGAACATCACGCCCGTCAACTTCTGGTTCGAGTACCCGATCCATAAGGTCGATGACAAAGGGACGCTCGGCGCGATGCCTGCACAGGGCACTCCGCAGGCAGGACGGCTCAACAATCCGAAGAGCAAGACGCCAGATGACGCCGCCGATGAGTTCCGCACCGCTTTCTCCGCTCTCGACATGGACGGCAAGGTCACTGTGAAGGACATGGCGGAGTACATGGGCGTCATTGATAAGACCGTGTACGCAAGGCTCAAGAAAATGGGCGACGAGTTCACTCTCGACAAAGGCGTCATCACGAAAACGAACCCTGAAAACGGCTGATCGGATTTTCTTCTTCTACGCTGTCTATAAAAAGATATAGACGGAAGAACGGTCGTTACACTCCCAAAGTGTGAAGGGCTGCATAGCCTGCCCTTCCACTTCTGCGGAGCGCAACGTAACAGCACGGAAAAGAAGAACCCAGGATACACGGAGGTGTAGAAAATGGACTTTTTTATAGCAATGAAGCCGCCGACCGCAACCGCGCAGGAAAAACAGGTGCGCATCGTGAACGGCAAACCGATATTTTACGATCCCGCTCCCGTGAAGGACGCGAAGAAACTGCTCATCGGTCATCTCATCCTTCATAAGCCGGACAAACCGATAGAAGGAGCCGTCTCGCTCACGACGCTGTGGCTCTTTCCGAAGGGCAAGTCCCATAAGAACGGCGACTGGCGGGTGACCAAGCCCGATACCGACAATTTGCAGAAGCTCCTCAAGGACTGCATGACAAAATGCGGATTCTGGAAGGACGATGCCCAGGTAGTCAGGGAGACCGTTGAGAAACGCTGGTCGGATGAGCCGACCGGCATATACATCGAAATTACCGAACTGGAGGTGAAGCAGGATGCCAAATAACATATACCGCAATTCCGAGGGCTATTACGATCCGACCGCAGGAGCCGCCCTCGCAAAATGCGACAGGAAGGAAAAAAGCGACCGCAGGAAGGCGATTCGTAAGTCAAATGCAAAAGCCCGGAAACAGGCCGCCTCCGAATATCGGTCTATTGTCTATATCTGCAGCAGATATGCCGGGGATATCGCAAACAATGTGATAGCGGCACAGAGATATTGCCGATTCGCCGTTGATAGCGGATACATCCCCTTTGCGGCGCACCTTTTATTTCCTTTATTCCTTAATGACGCGATTCCCGCCGAGCGGATGCTGGAGCTGTCCTTCGGAAACATCTTCATGGACAAATGCGACGAGGTATGGATTTTCGGCTCGGAATATTCGGCTGGTATGCAGGCGGAATACGACCGCGCCGTAAAGAAGGGCTACCGAATCCGCTATTTCACAACCGACTGCCGTGAGGTCACAGGTCACGGGAACGGAGGTGGCGATGGACCCATATGAAAAACTGGCGAACGCCATCATCATCCAGGCGGCAAAGGACTACCGCACCGCCTTAAGGAAACTGCGGAGAAATCCGCGAAACCATCTCGCTCAAGCGGAGGCTGAATCCATAGATCGGTTCTTCCGCTCCGGCTGGTACAAGTGCCTCACCGATGTGGATGGCGAAATGGTGATACGAAAACTCAGAGAGGAGGATTAACGGCTATGACTGCAAAAGAATATCTGCGTCAGGCGTACCGGCTTGACCACAGGATAAATTCCGACCTTGCGGAACTCGAACGGCTCCGCGACATGGAAGGCAGCATCAGTTCTCCCAGCTTCGAGGAACACTATAACCCGAACCGCAACACGGAGGCTCCCTTCATCCGCTGCCTTGAGAAGGTGTGGGATTTGGAGATGAAGATAAAGACCGAGATCGACAAACTCATATCCTTAAAAGACCAGATGCGCGAGGTGATTGACGCCGTCCAGAACACGGACGAGCAGATGGTTCTCCGCTACCGCTATATCCATAACATGACATGGGAGCAGATCGGTGACGAACTCAAAGCTGACGAAAGCACGGTCAGACGGTGGCACCGCAGGGCGCTTGCAAGCGTTATCGTCCCGGCTGATCCCATCGTGATATAAATGTGCCGAAAATACCCGGTTTTGCCCAGCAATGCCCACCTTGCATTTATGGTACATTATAATCAGCGGAGCAGAATCAAGAAGCCTCAAGGGTGCAGACCTTTGGGGCTTTCTTCATGCCCAGGAAAGCGAGGTGAAAGGATGCCAAGGAAACCGAAACGACCATGCCGCTATCCCGGATGCGGTCGGCTCTCTGACGGTCCCTACTGTGAGGAACACAGGAAAGCCGTGCGGGACGATTACAACCGTTACGAACGCGCTCCCGACAGCAACAAGAAATACGGCAGGTGTTGGAAACGAATCCGAGACCGCTACGCTGCGGCACACCCGCTGTGCGAACGCTGCCTCAAGGAAGGTCGGTACACTCCCGTCGAGGAAGTGCATCACATCGTTCCCATCTCGAAAGGCGGCGACCACAGGGAAAGCAATCTGATGAGTCTTTGTCAGTCGTGCCACACCAAAATCCATGTGGAGATGGGCGACCGGTAGGGCGATCAAAATCTCTGCGGGACCTATAGCGGACAGCGGCCCGGGGCTTCGTGCGCGAAAAAGGCGAAATCAAAAGGGTAATTGACGGCGGCCTGTCAGGGCTGCTTATTTTTTGCGGAAAAGAGGTGAGAAAATGCCGACAAAATCCAATAACACAGGCGGGCGCGGCGGTGCGAGACCCGGTGCGGGAAGGAAGAAATCCGCTGTTAAGGAGAAAGCCGAGAACGGCAATCCGGGCGGACGAAGATTAGAAGTGCTGGACATTCCCGAAGTCGAGGGCGTCGATATGCCAAAGCCCCATGAGTTCCTCTCTGCCGAGCAGCGTGACGGAAGTACGCTCCAGGCGGAGGAAATCTATAAAGAAACCTGGGAGTGGCTGAAGAAGATCGGCTGTGCCGCAAAGGTGTCCCCACAGCTTCTGGAGCGGTACGCCATGTGCAGCGCCCGCTGGATTCAGTGCGAGGAGATGACCAATCGCATGGGCTTCCTCTCCAAGCACCCCACTACTCAGAAGCCGATCCCATCGCCGTTCATCAACATCGGCATCAACTACATGAACCAGGCGGTGCGGCTCTGGAACGAGATCTTCCAGATCGTAAAGGAAAACTGCAGCACCGACTACGGGGAGATTTCTCCCCAGGATGATTTGATGGAGCGTCTGCTCCGGGCAAGAAAGGGGTGAAGTCATGTTTGAGAAAGTAAATCCGTGCCATCCGGATAAGGTGGCGGACCGCATCGCCGGGGCCCTGGTGGATGCGGCATACAGAAAAGAAGAAAATCCCAGGATTGCTGTGGAGGTTCTCATCGGCCACGGCGTCTGCCACATCATCGCGGAGAGTTCCGTACACGTTTCGCTGGATGAGGTGGACGCCATCGTGAAGCGCATTGCCGGAAACCTACACACGGATTATGTGGAAGTGCCGCAGGACGGACACCTCGCCAATAACCAGGCAGACGGAATCCGCTGCGGCGACAACGGCATCTTCAAAGGGATGCCTGTGACCGAGGAGCAGAAAGCACTCTGCGAGATCGCCAAAAGTGTGTATCACACTTATCCCTATGACGGGAAATACATTCTGGACGGCGCAAGGTTCATTCTCTGCCAGAGCAACGCCAAGATCTATCACCTCAAGGAAGTGTATCCTCACGCCGAGATCAACCCTCTGGGAGACTGGACGGGCGGCACGGATGTGGACACAGGTGCAACCAACCGCAAGCTGGGTAACGATATGGCAGATTCTGTCACGGGCGGCGGTCTGCATGGTAAAGACCTGTCCAAAGCGGATGTGTCGGTCAATATCTACGCCTGGCTGAAAGCCCAGGAAACGGGAAAGCCCGTGGAGCTTGCCTGCGCCATTGGGGACGATACCGTGGACGGCATTCCCTATGCGGAGATCGTGGAGACTGCCCGGAAATACATCCAGTCCCTTGGCGGCTTTGAGAAATTTGCGGAATGGGGGCTGGTGCGATGAAAACAACAACGGAAATGCAGCTGGTGCCAATCAGCAAACTGGTGCCCTATGTGAACAACGCCCGCACCCACTCCCCGGAGCAGATTACGAAGCTCCGCTCCTCCCTCCGGGAGTTCGGCTTTATCAACCCTGTCATCATTGACCGCGACTATGGCGTGATTGCAGGCCACGGCAGAATAATGGCGGCAAAGGAGGAAGGCATCAAGGAAGTTCCGTGTGTGTTTGCCGACCACCTTACCGAGGCGCAGAAGAAAGCATACATCATTGCCGACAACCGCATGGCGATGGACGCCGGATGGGATGAGGAGCTTCTGCGAGTAGAGATCGAGTCTTTGCAGGGCATGGACTTTGATCCCCTGCTCACCGGCTTTGATGAAAAGGAACTGGCGGCTCTGTTCGATGACTGCACTGAAGCCAAAGAAGATGACTTCGATGTGGATGCGGAGCTGCAAAAGCCGACCTTCTCCCGGCTTGGCGATGTATGGACGCTCGGCAGACACCGTCTGGTATGCGGGGACTCCACCAAGCCGGAGGTCTATGACATCCTCATGGTTGGAACTAAGGCAAACCTGGTGATCACTGACCCGCCATACAACGTCAACTATGAAGGCTCGGCTGGCAAAATCAAGAACGACAACATGGCAGGTGAGAAATTCTACGAGTTTCTGCTTGCCGCATTCAAAAATATGGAGTCGGTTATGGCGGCGGACGCATCCATCTATGTGTTCCACGCCGACACCGAGGGCTTAAACTTCCGCAGGGCGTTTGCCGATGCGGGATTTTATTTATCCGGCTGCTGTATCTGGAAGAAGCAGTCCCTTGTCCTCGGCCGCTCTCCCTACCAGTGGCAGCATGAGCCTGTGCTGTACGGCTGGAAGAAAAACGGCAAGCACCAGTGGTACACGGGCAGGAAGGAAACTACCATCTGGGAGTTTGACAAGCCCAAGAAGAACGGCGACCATCCCACCATGAAACCGGTCCTGCTGCTGGCTTATCCCATCGGCAACTCCAGTATGGCAAACTCGGTGGTGCTGGACCCCTTCGGCGGCTCCGGTTCTACCCTCATTGCCTGTGAGCAGACCGACCGCATCTGCCGAACCATTGAGTTGGACGAGAAGTTCTGCGATGTCATCGTGAACCGCTACATCGAGCAGGTCGGCTCTGCGGATGGCGTAAGCGTCCTGAGAGACGGTAAGACATACAGCTATGAGGAGGTCGCGGATGGAACAGAATAAACTGACCCTCGGCAGCCTGTTTGACGGCTCCGGCGGTTTTCCTTTAGGCGGCTTGATCTCCGGCATTACCCCTGTGTGGGCTTCGGAGATCGAGCCGTTTCCTATCCGGGTGACCACCAAACGGCTGCCGTTTATGAAGCATTACGGCGATGTCTCGAAAATGAACGGCGCAGATATTGAGCCGGTGGATATCATCACCTTCGGCTCACCCTGCCAGGACATGAGTATCGCAGGTCGGCGGGAGGGCTTGGACGGCTCCCGCTCCAGTCTTTTCTATGAAGCCGTCCGAATCGTAAAGGAAATGAGGTGCAAAACCAATGGCAGATATCCAAGATACATCGTCTGGGAGAACGTCCCTGGTGCGTTCAGCTCCAACAAGGGCGCGGACTTCCAGTCCGTCCTCGAAGAGGTCTGCTCGGTCAAGGGATACGAAATTCATACTCCTCGACCTGAGAGGTGGCCGACCGCCGGAGAGATCGTGGCAGATGATTTCAGTCTCGCATGGCGGGTATTTGATGCGCAGTACTGGGGAGTTCCCCAGCGCAGAAAACGTATCTACCTTGTCGCAGATCTTGCAGGCGGGAGTGCCGGAAAAATACTATTTGAGTCCGAAGGCGTGTCTGGGTATACTCCGCAGGGCTTCCGTTCGTGGCAAGGAACTGCCGGAACTTCTGAAAAAGGCTCTGGAGCGGCAGGCTGCGTCTGCCTGAACGACCAGGGTGGAAACCGTATGGATGTGACGGACGGCGTCACCTGCACTTTGCGGGCAGAAGCTCATCATCCACCCTGCGTGATGGAATCGGCAGGCTTTTGCACCGAGCATTCTGCACACAGCCGCTCCATCGGTTATGAGGAGGAAACCTCTCCCACCCTCCGGGCGAGGACGGTTCCTGCGGCAGTCTATGAGAACCATAGTCAGGACACCAGATACACCAAACTTGAGGGAATTGCTCCCACCGTTTCATCAACCTACGGCACAGGCGGCAATAATCAGCCCTTCGTGGTGGAAACGCCAAAGACGCTGAAGATCCGCTCCGGCTGTGAGGGCGGCGGCAAGGGTGCATTAATTCAGGACAACAAGTCCGCTACCCTCGGCTGCAACAATGACCAGACAGTATTTGTGCCGAAGGTCTACGGCATCTGCTCCAAACAGAGCCATGCCATGCAGTCGGACAATCCACACAGCGGTTTTTATGAAGCGGATACTTGCCGCTGTCTGGACGCAAACGGCGGTAACCCTTCCTGCAACCAGGGCGGCATGGCTGTGGTGGCTGTGCAAGGCTCCATGATCGGAAGGTCCGACAAGAACGGTCCCCAGGGCAGCGGCGTCAATGAGGATGTGTCCTTCACGCTGGATGCCACCGACCGTCATGCGGTAGCCTACGGAATCGACCGCGCCACATACAATATGGGACGGAATGCCAAGTTCGGTCTTGGAATTGAGGAAGAACTGGAGCCTACGATAGTGGCAAAAGGACCGGGCGCAGTGGCCTACTGCATGACTACAGGTTCCTATACCCAGGCGCTTGAAGAACAGTCACCAACCTTGATGGCAAGAGACTATAAAGACCCGCCTGTGGTGAACGAAACCGAGCCTGACTACATCGTCCGCAGACTGACGCCTACCGAATGTGCCAGACTGCAGGGGTTCCCGGACTGGTGGTGTTCCAATTTAGGGACTGACGAACCGACCGAGGAAGAGATCGAGTTCTGGACAGAGGTATTTGAGACACACCGGAGTGTCATGGGATCTTCCTCCAAGCCGAAGAGCCGCAATCAGATCATCAAGTGGCTGAAAGCTCCTCACTCCGATTCTGCGGAATACAAGATGTGGGGCAACGGCGTGGCGCTGCCTAACGTCTGTTTTGTTCTTTCCGGCATCGTGTACTATGCACAGTTATCCGGCGAATGATCCGGCAGCTATTCTACAGCAAAATGTGCGGAAATCGCTTGCTATTTCAGGGGTTCAGAGCGAATATGTGACTACCAAAAACAAAGGAGGTTTTCGCACATGGAAATCAGATACAATGTGACAGGCGCAAAGCGCAAGGAGCTGGTCAAGGTCATCGCAGATGCCACGGGCGCCAGGGCGGAATACAAATTCATGCCCACCTGCAATTATGAGATCGACTACTTCACGGTCACCAAGGACGGGACGCTCCTGTTTGACGACCGCGCTGACAGCGAGGAGGTCGAGCAGGTACTTGAAGCTATCACCGCCGCAGGCTTTGAATGCGAGGCACAGGACGGCGAGGAACAGCTCTCCGAGGAATTATCCGAAGAAAGCGAAACCGAGCCACAGGAGGAAACCGTGGGGCTGACGGTGGAGATCCCGCTGGACAAGGTGGCTGTTGGCAACCTCACTAAACTGCTGGATGCCAAGGGTAGCCTGATTAAGAAGGCGCTCGGTGTTAGCAAACTTCCAATTGAGATTCAAGAAGACCGGGTAGCATTTCCCTGGTTCCCGGAGCTGCCGGACGCCGATGCGGTCAAGGCCTACACCCATTTCATTTCCGCACTCTGCGAGATGAGCAAAAACGCCAAGCGCGTGACGGTCACGGAGAAAGCGGTGGATAATGAGAAGTACGCCTTCCGCTGCTTTCTCCTGCGCTTGGGCTTCATCGGCAGCGAATACAAAGTCGAACGCAAGATCCTGCTGAAGAACCTCTCCGGTTCCTCAGCATTCAAGAATGGAGGTGCTGACCATGCGGTTTCCGAGTAAGGAAATTGTAGAGCGCATCCGCAGAGAGTATCCTGCAGGCACCCGTGTAGAACTGCTGCGGATGGACAATCCCCAGGCGCCGCCAATCGGCACACAGGGCACTGTGATGGGCGTGGATGATATCGGCTCCATCATGGTCGCCTGGGACAACGGCAGCGGCCTTTCCGTGGCGTTCGGAGAAGACCTGTGCCGGAAGGTCAAGAACACATCAGATGGTGGTAAAATGGTGTAAACTACACAATATCTTGCGGTCATCTTTGTGTAGTATATTATCGAAAATGGCCTTGCTATTATCCTCTTTTAGAGCGAATATGTGTACACCGAAAGGGAAAACACACCAAACGAAAACGGAGGATTCACCATGAACGAGAAAACAGCAAGGCAGATCACAGAGATGAAAAACCAGACCATCGGGGTCGAGGTCGAGATGAACAGCATCACCCGCCAGAAGGCAGCCAAGGTTGCCGCCGACTTCTTCGGTACAGGCAGATTTGAGAATACCGCAGGCCGCAACGGCTACAGCACCTGGAGCGCCTGGGACGCACAGGGGCGCGAGTGGAAATTCCAGAAGGACGTTTCCATCGCAGGGCCGGACGAGCAGAAATGCGAACTGGTCACCCCGATCCTGACCTACGGGGACATTGAGACCCTGCAGGAGCTTTGCAGACAGCTCAGACACGCGGGAGCGAAAAGCGACGCCTCCAGGGGATGCGGAGTCCACATCCACATCGGTGCGCAGGGGCATACGCCGCAGAGCCTTCGGAACCTTGCCAACATCATGGCAAGCCACGAAAGCCTGATCGCCGAGGCTTTAAAGCTCGACCGCAGCCGCATGAGCCGCTACTGCCGCACGGTAGACCCCAACTTTCTCGCCAAGGTCAACAGCAGAAAGCCCAAGACGATGGCACAGCTTGCGGACATCTGGTACACCAGCCACGGCGCAAGCTACGGCAGGAGTCACCACTACAACGACAGCCGCTACCATATGCTGAACCTCCATGCTACCTTTACCAAGGGTACGGTCGAGTTCCGGCTCTTCCAATTCGATGAGCCGACCGCAGAGCGCAGGGGCGGCATCCACGCAGGACAGCTCAAGAGTTACATCCAGCTTTGCCTGGCCTTGAGCCAGATGGCAAAGGATGTGCGGACGGCAAGCCCCAAGCCCCAGCAGAACGAGAACCCCAAATACGCCATGCGCACTTGGCTCCTCCGCCTGGGCTTCATTGGCGAGGAGTTTGCAACGGCCAGGGATTTCCTGACCCGCAACCTGACTGGGGACACCGCCTTCCGGCACGGCAGAGCCGCCGCTTGAAGGACACGAAGGAGTTAGCCTCCTGCCACCTTACCCCTGACCGCTTCGGCGGTCTTAAGGTGGTAGAAGGGTAACCCCTTCGGAAAGGATGGATACCAAATGGAAGAAAGAAAAACACTCAACATACGGTTTCCGCAGGAACTGGTGGAAAAAATGAGAGAGCTGAAAAAACTGCGGCCCAGAGTGGAGGGGCGGCGCGTGACATGGAATGAACTGTTTGATGAAGCCATCGGTAACTACATCGAATGCGCCGAAAGGATTCTGGCGAAGGTGGAAAAGGAGGAGCAGGACAATGACAGATAAGAGGTACTACATCGCTTACGGCAGCAATCTAAATGTCCCGCAGATGCGGATGCGCTGCCCGCACGCCACGATCCTCGGCACGGCAAACCTCAAGGGCTGGGAACTGCTTTTTAAGGGGAGCAAGACCGGCTCCTATCTGACCATAGAGGAATGCGAAGACGGCACAATCCCCGTGGTGATTTGGGAGGTGACGGCTTTGGACGAGGCCGCCCTCGACCGCTACGAGGGATTTCCCCATTTCTATTACAAGCGGGACATTAAGCTCCAGTACAAAGGCATCCGCACGGGGAAACGCAGGACGGTGACGGCCTTTGCCTACATCATGCATGAGGAGCGCCCTATCGGCATCCCTACCAACTTTTATATGAGGACGTGTCTGGAAGGGTACACCACCTTCCATTTTAACAAGAATATTCTGATTGATGCTTACAATAAATGTTTGGAGGTATGCGGCTATGAAGAATAATATCACGAGAATGGCGGTCTGCCCGCTTTGCGGCAGGGTCTACCACGGCGCTCCGGCGCTTTCGCGGGAGGACAACGAAACGCTCATCTGCCCGGACTGCGGTACCAGGCAGGCGCTCCAGTCCATCGGTGTGGACAGTGCCGAGCAGGAGCAGATCATCGAGACGATCCACCGCCACACGCAGGGGTAAGATACACAATTAGAGCGAATATGTACACACCGAAAGGGAAATGAAGAAAATGGAGGACGAAGACCATGACAATCAACGAAGCAATGAAAAAGTACCGGCTGCCGAACCCCACCACAACCGAGGATTTGGAGATGCGCTTCTCCGGCATGGACGGCAAGGTGCTGAATTTTGGAGACAAGGTTCTCCTCGCCGGATACTACTACAATGGACGGAACAAGCCCTGCTACTTTGGCGCGGCATACGAGTTCCTGACCGATTACCACACCTGCGAAGGGATGATTGGGCTGAGAGCAGCCAGCGGGGTTGAGTTCGAGGATGACGGCCACGCCATTGCCTGGGCGATGCAGCAGTAAAAAAAGAACATTATAGCCAGAGATCGAGCCGCATGGCTCTTTCTCTCGTACAGATAGATAGACGGCTTGCCAATTGGCAGGTCATTTTTTATGCCATTTTGGAGGTGGTGTCTATGCGGAAACTGAAGAAATACAAGCCTACAAAGTTTATGGCAAAGACCTCGCATTACGATAAGGACGCCGCCGACTATGCGGTGATGTTCATCGAGTCCCTTTGCCATACCAAGGGTACATGGGCGGGAAAGCCTTTTGAACTGATCGACTGGCAGGAGCAGATCATCCGTGACCTGTTTGGTGTGTTGAAGCCCAACGGCTACCGGCAGTTCAATACGGCATACATTGAGATTCCCAAGAAACAGGGCAAATCGGAGCTTGCCGCCGCTGTGGCGCTCCTGCTTCTATGCGGGGACGGCGAGGAACGGGCCGAGGTGTATGGCTGCGCCGCTGACCGCAACCAGGCAAAGATCGTGTTTGATGTGGCGGTGGATATGGTGCGGTTCTGCCCGGCGCTTTCCAAGCGGGTGAAGATACTGGAGTCCCAGAAAAAGATCACCTATCTTCCTACCAACTCCTCCTACCAGGTGCTTTCGGCGGATGTGGCGAACAAGCACGGTTTCAATACCCACGGCGTGATCTTCGATGAGCTGCACACCCAGCCCAACCGGAAACTCTTTGACGTCATGCTCCAGGGCTCCGGGGATGCCCGGATGCAGCCGCTGTATTTCCTGATCACCACAGCGGGCAACGACACCAACTCCATTTGCTACGAGGTACACCAGAAAGCTATTGACATCGCAGAGGGGCGAAAGGTCGATCCCACCTTCTACTCCGTCATTTACGGTGCTGCCGAGGATGAGGATTGGACAGACCCCAAGGTCTGGAAGAAAGCAAACCCCTCCCTCGGCATCACGGTGGGCATCGATAAGGTCAAAGCCGCCTGTGAATCCGCCCAGCAGAACCCCGGCGAGGAGAACGCTTTCCGGCAGCTTAGGCTGAACCAGTGGGTGAAGCAGTCTGTCCGCTGGATGCCGATGGACAAGTGGGACGCCTGCGCCTTTCTAGTTTCCGAGGACGACATGGAAGGACGTATCTGCTACGGCGGGCTGGATCTTTCATCCACCACGGACATCACAGCTTTCGTGCTGGTGTTCCCGCCGCTGGATGAGGAGGATAAATACTACGTTTTGCCTTACTTTTGGATACCGGAAGAGACCCTTGACCTTCGTGTCCGCCGTGACCATGTACCCTATGACCTGTGGGAGCGCCAGGGGACGCTGATGACCACCGAGGGCAATGTGGTCCATTACGGCTACATCGAGAAATTCATCGAAAGGCTCGGTGAGAAGTTTAACATCCGGGAGATTGCCTTTGACCGCTGGGGCGCTGTGCAGATGGTGCAGAACCTGGAGGGCATGGGCTTTACGGTAGTCCCCTTCGGGCAGGGCTTTAAGGATATGTCCCCGCCGACCAAGGAACTGATGAAGCTGGTGCTGGAGGAGAAAATCGCCCACGGCGGGCATCCGGTGCTGCGGTGGATGATGGACAACATCTTCATCCGTACCGACCCGGCCGGCAATATCAAGGCGGACAAGGAAAAATCCACGGAGAAGATTGACGGCGCGATTGCCACCATCATGGGGCTTGACCGGGCGATCCGCTGTGGCAACGATACAGGTGCTTCGGTCTATGACAGCCGGGGCCTTTTGTTTATCTGAAAGGACGGTGATTCGATATGGGTATCTTTTCCGGGCTTTTTCGTTCCAGGGATAAGCCCCAGAACCGTACCACGGGCAGCGCCTACAGCTTTTTCTTTGGCAGCAGCTCGGCGGGCAAACGGGTCAATGAACGCTCCGCCATGCAGATGACGGCGGTGTACTCCTGCGTCCGCATCCTGGCGGAAGCGGTGGCAGGTCTGCCGCTGCACCTCTACCGTTACAAGGAGGACGGCGGCAAGGAGAAAGCCATTGACCATCCACTGTATCTGCTCCTGCATGACGAGCCAAACCCGGAGATGAGTTCTTTTGTGTTCCGGGAAACGCTCATGACGCACCTGCTCCTGTGGGGCAACGCCTACGCCCAGATTATCCGAAACGGCAAGGGCGAAGTGATCGCCCTCTATCCCCTGATGCCGGACCGGATGACGGTGGATCGTGACAGCAATGGACAGCTTTATTACGAATACACCGTCAGCATGGATGATGGGCCTACGGTCAAAGGCAGTCTTGTCCGGCTGCATCCCTCCGATGTGCTGCATATTCCGGGGCTTGGCTTTGACGGACTTGTGGGCTACAGCCCCATCGCTATGGCAAAGAACGCCATCGGCATGGCGATTGCCTGTGAGGAATACGGGGCGAAGTTCTTTGCTAACGGTGCGGCTCCCGGCGGCGTCCTGGAGCATCCGGGAACCATCAAAGACCCCGGACGTGTCCGGGAGAGCTGGCAGTCCACCTTCGGCGGCAGCGGCAACGCCAATAAGATCGCTGTCTTAGAGGAAGGAATGAAATACACGCCTATCGGCATCTCCCCGGAACAGGCGCAGTTTCTGGAAACGAGGAAGTTCCAGATCAATGAGATTGCCCGCATCTTCCGGGTGCCGCCCCACATGGTAGGCGACCTGGAAAAGTCCAGCTTCTCCAACATTGAGCAGCAGTCGCTTGAGTTCGTGAAATACACGCTGGAACCCTGGCTGGTGCGCTGGGAGCAGTCCATCCAGCGGACGCTTTTTTCCCCGGAGGAAAAGAAACGGTATTTTGCCAAATTCAACGTGGAAGGGCTGCTCCGGGGCGATTATGCCAGCAGAATGTCCGGCTACGCTACCGCAAGGCAGAACGGCTGGATGAGCGCCAACGACATCCGGGAACTGGAGAATATGGACCGCATCCCAGCCGAGGATGGCGGCGATCTCTACCTTATCAACGGCAATATGCTCCCGCTTGGAAACGCGGGGGCTTTTGCAGATACACAACCGAACGATGACGGAAAGGAGGAAAATCCCGATGAAGAAGTTCTGGAAGTGGACAAACAGGACGGTGACGAATCAGGTGAATCAGACGGAAACAGTGGAGAGAACGCTGTTCCTGAACGGCACCATCGCCGAGGAAAGCTGGTTTGACGACGACATCACGCCGCAGCTTTTCAAGGAGGAACTGCTGGCAGGCTCCGGCGATATCACCGTCTGGATCAACAGCCCCGGCGGCGACTGCGTAGCGGCGGCACAGATCTACAATATGCTGATGGACTACAAGGGCAATGTCACGGTCAAGATCGATGGCATTGCGGCCAGCGCCGCATCGGTCATTGCGATGGCTGGCACAAATGTGCTGGTATCTCCGGTATCCATGATGATGATCCACAACCCTATGACCGTGGCGATGGGTGATACCGCAGAAATGCAGAAGGCCATCGAGATGCTTGGGAGCGTGAAGGATTCCATCATCAACGCCTATGAGATCAAGACCGGTCTCTCCCGCACAAGGCTCTCCCACCTGATGGATGCGGAAACCTGGATGGACGCGAACAAGGCGGTGGAGCTTGGCTTTGCCGATGGAGTTTTAAGCCGGGCGGAAATCCCGGAGGACATGGAGCCGCCTGCGGTGTCCATGCTCTATTCCAAAGCGGCAGTGGTCAATTCCCTCATGGATAAGATCGCGGCAAAGTGCAAGACCAATCCTAAGAAAACTGAAGATCCAAAACCCCAGGGCCGCTCCGTGGATAGTCTCTACGAGCGGCTTTATTTGATGAAATTTTAAGGAGGATAACGACTATGACTATTCTTGAACTGCGCGAGAAGCGCGCCAAGGCCTGGGAGGCCACCAAGGCATTCCTGGATTCCCACAGAAACGACAAAGGTATGCTGTCTGCCGAGGATGACGCCGCCTACTCCCGCATGGAGCAGGAGATCACCGATCTCGGCAAAGAAATCGCCCGTCTGGAGCGCCAGGAGGCGCTGGATGCGGAGCTGAACCGCCCGGTGAACAAGCCCCTCACCGGCAAGCCCATGAACGGCAAGGAAACGGCCAAGACCGGCCGCGCCACCGATGAGTACCGCCAGAACTTCTGGAACATGATGCGCTCCAAGACCCCGATGCCCACTGTGATGAACGCTTTGCAGATCGGCACCGATTCCGAGGGCGGGTATCTGGTTCCCGATGAGTATGAGCGCACTCTGGTAGAAGCTCTGGAGGAGGAGAACATCTTCCGTCAGCTGGCGAAGATCATCCAGACCTCCAGCGGCGACCGCAAGATCCCCGTGGTGGCTACCAAGGGTACTGCATCCTGGATCGATGAGGAAGGCGCATATCTGGAGAGCGACGACTCCTTCGGTCAGGTGTCTATCGGCGCTTACAAGCTGGGTACCATGATCAAGGTTTCTGAGGAACTCTTGAACGACAGCGTCTTTGATCTGGAGAGCTACATCTCCCGTGAGTTTGCCCGCCGTATCGGCGCTAAGGAGGAGGAAGCGTTCTTTACCGGGGACGGCTCCGGAAAGCCCCTGGGTATCCTTGCCGCCACGGGCGGTGCGGAGATTGGCATTACTGCTGCGTCTGCGACTGCTATCACTGCCGATGAGCTGATCGACCTGTTCTACTCCCTGAAAGCCCCTTACCGCAGAAACGCTGTGTGGGTGCTGAATGATTCCACCATCAAGGCCATCCGCAAACTGAAGGACAACCAGGGGCAGTATCTCTGGCAGCCTTCCCTGACCGCAGGTGCGCCTGACCTGCTGCTTGGAAAGCCTGTACGCACCTCTGCCTATATGCCTGCCATTGCCGCAGACGCCAAGACCATCGCCTTCGGTGATTTCAGCTATTACTGGATCGCTGACCGCCAGGGCCGTTCCTTCAAGCGTCTGAACGAGCTGTATGCCGCTACCGGCCAGGTGGGCTTCCTTGCCTCCCAGCGTGTGGACGGCAAGCTGATCCTGCCGGAAGCCATTAAAGTGCTGGCGCAGAAGTCTGCGGCCTAATGAGAGGAGGCGGCGCTGATGGATGAACTTCTCCCAAAGGTAAAAGCCAACTTGATCCTGGAACATTCGGCGGATGACGCGCTTTTGAAAAGCTACATCACCGCCGCTGTTTCCTATGCGGAGAGCTACCAGCACATCCCGGAGGGATATTATACGGAAAACGCGATGCCGGCCACTACCGAACAGGCGGTGATTATGCTGGCATCGCATTTCTATGAGTCCAGGGACGGCAGCACGGGCGGTTTCTTTGCGGATAACACCAACGCAGCGCAGCAGGTATGGAACACGGTCAACCTTCTCCTTCGGCTTGACCGGGATTGGAAGGTGTGACATGAGTTTTGGGAAAATGAACACCTTCCTCTCCATTGTGGAAAAACAGTTCACGCAGGATGAGGACGGCTTTAAGACGGAAACGGATGTGACTGTGGCAGAAGTGCGCGCCTATCGGGAAGGTCGGCACGGCAGTGAGAAATGGGCCAACATGGCGTCCTTTTCCACTGCAACCGACCTGTTCCGGTTCCGGGTAATCCCCGGCGTCACAGTCACCACGGATATGCGCATCCTCTGCGGCGGGCATACCTTCGAGATTACTTCGGTGGAGGATGTCAAAGGCAGAGGGATGTATCTGGAGGTGCTGGGTACGGAGGTGAAAGCGGGTGGCTAAGGTTCAAATGAAAATGCCGGAGGACTTTCTGATGAAGGTGTCCCGGCTGGCGGATAAGACGGATGAGATCATCCCGAAAGTGCTGGAGGCAGGCGCAGAGGTCGTGGAAGACAAGGTGCGCTCCAACCTGCAGTCTGTCATTGGCAGCGGGACAAAGTATGACTCCAAAAGCACCGGGGAGCTTTTACGCTCCCTTGGCACTTCTCCCGCCCTGCAGGACAGGAACGGGGATTTTGACATAAAGGTGGGCTTTTCCGAACCCCGTTCTGACGGCGACAGCAACGCCAAGATCGCCACCATCCTGGAATACGGCAAAAGCGGCCAGCCTGCAAAGCCGTTTCTGAAGCCCGCCCGGTCAGCGTCCAAAAACGCCTGTATCAGCGCCATGAAGGCAAAGCTGGACGAGGAGGTGGAGAACATTTGAGTTTACTTTCGGAACTGAAAACTGTGATAGAGGCAGTCGGTCTGCCTGTGGAGACTGGCGTGTTCTCCGATGAGCCGCCGGAGGAGTATGTGGTGGTCACGCCGCTTGCGGATACCTACGAGCTTCATGCGGATAATCTGCCGGAATACGAGACCCAGGAGGCGCGGCTCTCCCTGTTCTCCAGGGGAAATTATCTGAAGCGGAAAAAGCAGCTTTCAAAAGCCCTGCTTGCCGCTAATTTTACCATTACGGACAGACGGTATATCGGGCATGAGGACGATACCGATTACCACCACTACGCCATTGACGTGGCGAAACTGTATAGATTGGAGGAATGAGATATGGCTACCATTGGCCTTGATAAACTTTTCTATTCAAAAATCACGGAGGATGAGGATGGCAACGAAACCTATGCCACTCCAGCATCCCTTGCGAAAGCCATGACAGCAGAGCTTTCCGTGGAGCTTGCGGAGGCGACGCTGTATGCGGACGATGGCGCTGCGGAGGTGGTGAAGGAGTTCCAGAGCGGCACCCTCACCCTTGGCGTGGATGATATCGGCGCAGCCGCCGCATCTGACCTGACGGGAGCGGTGATCGACCAGAACGGCGTCATCATCTCCGCCAGCGAGGACGGCGGCGCTCCTGTAGCCATTGGCTTTCGTGCAAAGAAAGCAAACGGCAAGTACCGCTACTTCTGGCTGTACAAGGTGAAGTTCGGCATCCCTGCTACCAACCTGACTACCAAGGGCGAGAGCATCGAGTTCTCCACGCCCACCATCGAGGGGACGGTCATGCGCCGCAACAAGGTGGACGGCCAGGGCAAGCACCCCTGGAAAGCCGAGGTCACCGAGGGGGACGCAGGTGTGTCCGCATCGACCATCACCAACTGGTACCAGGAAGTCTACGAACCGTCCTATGCGGAAACCGCTGCGGCTTCTCTGGACGGCGAAGGTTAAGGAGGATCTGAGTCATGGATGAAAGAACAGCGATGGTCACCATCGGCGGCGAGGAATATGAGATGCTTCTGACCACCCGTGCCACCAAGCAGATCGCCGGACGCTACGGCGGCCTGGAAAACCTGGGCGAGAAGCTGATGAAAGCGGAGAATTTTGAAATGGCGCTGGACGAAATTGTCTGGCTCATTACGCTCCTTTGCAACCAGCCCATCCTCGTCCATAACCTGAAACACCCGGAGGACAAAAAACCGGAGCTGACTGCCGATGAGGTGGAGCTTCTCACCTCCCCGATGGAGTTGACGGATTACAAAGACGCCATTATGGAGGCAATGTACCGGGGTACCAAACGGAACGTGGAAAGTGAGCCGGAGGGAAAAAACACGGCGGCCGGGTAAGCGATGAAGAATTGTTTACCCGGCTTTTGTATTACGGCATGGCCCATCTGAATCTGTCACAGGATGAGGTGTGGCTCATGCCGTTTGGCTTGCTTATGGACCTCTGGGAATGCCATAAGCAGTTTATGGGGATCGCAAAGCCAAAGCAGGTGCTGACCATTGACGATGTGATTCCCTATGGAATCTAACGCAGGAAGGAGGTGCAGACCGTGGCGGATAATTTCGGTCTGAAGATCGGCATTGAGGGCGAGAAGGAATTTAAAAAGGCGCTGTCGGAGATCAACCAGTCTTTTAAGGTGCTGGGTTCCGAGATGAAGCTGGTCTCCTCGCAGTTTGACGCCAACGATAAATCCATCCAGGCGCTTTCCGCAAGAAATACCGTTCTGAACAAGGAAATCGATGCCCAGCGCCAGAAGATCGAAACGCTGCGGGCCGCCCTCCAGAATGCTGCTGATTCCTTTGGGGAAAACGACCGCCGGACACAGAACTGGCAGATCCAGTTGAACAACGCCGAAGCCGCCTTAAATGGCATGGAGCGGGAACTTTCCGCCAATGAACGGGCAATGGAATCCCTTTCTCAGCAGGAAACGGAGGCGGCGGACGCTACAGAGCGGCTCTCCCAGGAGATTTCCCGGCAGGAGGATGAGCTTGCCGGGATGAAACGCGCCTATTCCAACGCCGTGCTGGAGTATGGAAAAGGCTCCAGCGAGGCAAAGCAGCTGGAAGGGCGTATTTCCCAGCTTTCCGGGGAACTGCGGGAAAACCGGGAGCGGATGAAGGATGCCGGGGATGTGGCGGAGGATTTCGGCGATTCCCTGGAGGACGCATCCAACGGGGCGGATAAATTGGGCTCCGGCCTTTCTGTCGCTACGGTAGCGATGGGCAACCTCATCTCTTCCGGCATCCAGGCGGCATTGAGCGGAATCCAGGAGCTTGGCAGCGCAATCTGGAACCTGGACGAAGCCACCGAGGAATACCGGGTGGCCCAGGGCAAGCTCACCACCGCCTTTGAAGCGGCGGGATACAGCGGGGACGCAGCGCAGAAATCCTATACAGAATTTTATAAAATCCTGGGCGATACGGATACTGCCACCGAAGCATCCCAGCTTTTGGCGCAGCTTGCGGAAAACGAGCAGGACATCACCAAGTGGACGAATATCGCGGCCGGCGTTTACGGTACCTTCGGCGATGCCCTCCCCATCGAGGGCATGATCGAGTCCGCCAATGAGACCGCCAAGGTCGGGCAGGTCACCGGTTCCCTGGCAGACGCCTTAAACTGGGTGGGCATCAGTGAGGATGCTTTCAATGAAAAGCTGGCAACCTGTTCCAGTGAAAGTGAACGGAACCGTCTCATCATGGAGACCCTCTCCGGGGCCTATGACGAGGCAAGCGGCGCGTTCTACCGCAACAACGAGGCGCTGGTGGCGTCCAGGGAAGGCCAGGCGCAGCTGGACGAGACGCTTGCGGGGCTTGGGGAGACCATCTCCAATGTGAAGAACAGCCTCCGGGCGGAGTTCCTACCGGCGATCTCGGAAGTCATCTCCGCCTTTACCGACATGGTCAACGGCGTGGGCGGGGCGGATGAAGCCTTTGCCGGTGCCATTACGGGGCTTGTGAACACGGCGGTTTCCATGCTGCCGCAGTTTGTAAACACCGGGATGCAGATGCTGACCTCTCTGCTTTCCGGCATTATCCAGAGCCTTCCGGCTGTGATGGAGGGTGCGGCGCAGATCATCGTCACGCTGGCCCAGGGCATCGCGGCGGCGGTCCCCACCCTGATTCCCCAGATCGTCCTGGTGGTTACCCAGATCGTGCAGACTTTAATCGAGAACCTCCCGATGATCCTGGACGCGGCGCTGCAACTGATTATGGGGCTGGCCCAGGGGCTTCTGGACGCCATCCCGGTCCTGATCGCGGCCCTGCCCGCCATCATTACGGCGATTGTAGAGTTTATCGTGGGGGCGATCCCGCAGATCATCAATGCCGGGATACAGCTATTGACCTCGCTGGTCTCCGCGCTGCCGGAGATCATTACGGCCATCGTGGCGGCGATTCCACAGATTATTGACGGGCTGGTGACGGCCATCCTCGGCAGTATTCCCCAGATCATTGACGCGGGCGTGAACCTGCTGATTTCCCTGATCCAGAACCTGCCGGCCATCATTACCACCATTGTGGGGGCGATCCCGCAGATTATTTCCTCTCTGGTAAATGCCATCTTAAACAGCATCCCGCAGATTATCCAGGCAGGTGTGCAGCTATTTGTTTCGCTGATCCAGAACCTGCCTACCATCATTGTGGAGATCGTAAAGGCGGTGCCGCAGATCATTGCGGGGATTGTGAATGCCTTTACCTCGTCTATGGGCCAGATTGTCAACATCGGCAAGAACATCGTGCAGGGGCTGTGGCAGGGTATCCAGAGCCTTGCCGGATGGATCTGGGACAAAGTCTCCGGCTGGATTTCCGGCATCTGGGACGGGATCTGCAGCTTCTTTGGCATCAACTCGCCCTCGAAGGAAATGGCCTGGGTGGGCGAGATGTTGGGCAGGGGTCTTGCCGGCGGTATTGAGGACAGCGCCGGTGAAGCGGTCAGCGCCGCAGAGGATCTGAACAACGGCATCCTGGGCGTGATGAACGGCCTGGCGGCGGATATGCAGTCCGCAGTCCCGTCAAACTTTGCCTTTGACACAGCCGGGACGGTGGGTTCTGTGGCCGGCAGTATGGGCGGAACAGGCGGCTCCTCTTTTGGAACCCTCATCACCATCCAGCAGATGATCGTCCGCAGCGAGGATGACATCCGCAGGATTTCCCAGGAACTTTACAACCTGATCCAGACCGGCTCCCGCGCCCAGGGACGGTTCAGCACCGCATAAAGGAGGTGGCTTTGTGGGCTTTTCGTATAACGACATCACATCCAAGAGCATGGGCCTAAAGGCAAGGCTGACCTCCTGGCAGGTCAGCGGAAATTTGCGGAACTTTACCACAACGGTCCCCGGCAAGTACGGTGTGACGGATTTCGGCGCGGATTTTGACTACCGGGAGATTGTGGTCTCCTGCAGTATCTTCCCCAGGCACAGTTTTTCCGCCCTGGTTTCCACGCTGGACGATGTCGCCGCGTGGCTTGACCCGGTGGGCGGCTTAAAGCAGCTCGTCCTGGATGATGTGCCGGACCGGTACTTCATGGCAAGGCTGAACGCGGCGGTGGAGTGTGAACGGCTCCTGCGTTCTTCCGGCAGCTTTGACCTGACCTTCTTCTGTCCGGACCCCTTCGGCTATGCCATCGAGGATGAGACCTTTTCCATCACGGAAGCAGGAAACAGCACGGTCACGCGGCTCATCGGGAACATGGAGTCCAACCCCATTTACCGCATTGAGGGCGTGGTTACTTCCGGGGCAGGCAATTCCATCAGCGTTACTACCAACAGGCAAGAGTTGAAGATCGTCAACGCCACCCTTGCATCCGGCGAGACGCTGGTGGTGGATACCGACCGGATGACCGCCTATGTGGAGGATGCGGACGGGATGATCCTGCGGAACGCCCTGCCGTATCTGGAGGAACTGAACTTCCCCACGCTGGCGGTGGGGAGCAACACGGTTTCCGTAACGGCGGCAAACGCCACGTTTACGGGGCTGGAAATCCAGGCAAGGAGCCGATGGAGGTGAGCGGCAATGGCACTGAAAACGATACTGAACAAGCAGACGGATTTTACCGGGGAGTTCCCGGAAGAATGGGCAAAGGGCGGCCTGTGGCGGTTCAATGAATCGGACCCGGATGAGGACGACTGCCTTTTGGATTCCTCCGGCATGGGACGGGCGGCATATATCAATAACTGGAGCGGCACCAGTGCGTCCCTCTCCGCAAACCGCATGGGGAATTATATCCGCATGAACATTGTGAACCCATCCTCCGAGCAGAACTATCTGAAGGTGACCAATGATGGCAGCATTTTCGCAAGCCTTGGGGCAAGGATTGTCTGCGGCGGCTGGATGAACCCCACCACCTATTCCGTGGGGAATACCTACTGCCCGATTTTTAACACCCGGTACGGGCCGGGGCAGCCAATCTTCTACCTATCCCTCATCCGAGGCAATCCGAGGATCATGCTCTACAACGATACCGGGTCACTGATTCTGGACGAGTCGGTGGACCCGCCCTTTTCCCTGGTCAACGGCGGCTGGTACTTTATCGCCTGCCTGATCGAGCCGGATAACAAAACGGCGCAGTATGTGGTGGGCGACCGCGACAGCGGCACGGTGTGGGCATCAGAAGTGCTTTCCTTTACCGGGGAACTGAACCGCTCCTGCACGGCGGATTTGATTCTGGGGATGCACGCCGACTCCTACTGGTACGCCGGAGGGCTGGACGATTGGTTTTTGGACTGTGACACCCAGCTTACCGCAGAGGACCTGGAAAACTACTTCCTTTCCTCCCTCTGTGCCAACGGCGGCGATACCTCCGGGGATGTGGACGGCATCACGGAGCCGGGGGCGGTCACGCTCCGGGCATCAAGCGGCGGTTACCCTTCGGAAGGTGTGCTGACCACAGCGGCGGCGGACTGTAACCTCTCCGGCACGGGACGTGTATCCGTAACCAGCGAATATATTTCCGGCACAACGGCGGTTTCCCTCGTGGAAACGTCAACCAGTGATGACCTGACCGATTGGAGCGATTGGGCGGCAGTCCCCGCAGACGGGCGGCTGACCTCTCCCAACAGGGCGTATATCCGTTTCCGGGTAACGCTCACGACTTCCGACACTGCTCGGACGCCAAGGCTCATCGATATCCGGCTCTACGACATCCCAAAAGCGCCCTATGAGAAGATCGGCTACGCAAGGCCGGTGGTGCTGGACGGGAACGGCGCATGGGAGGCGGTGCTGGAGAATGCCTACGACATCATTGTCACGGGCGAGATCAACGGCGAGGACACCCTCTCCTTTAAGATTCCTTACCGGGATGGCAAGCGTGGGTATATCGACAGCGAGAAGAAGATCCAGATCGTGGACGATGTGTACAAGGTCAGGACGGTCACCGATACCAGGGATACGGATGGCAGCGCCGTGACCGAGGTGTATGCGGAGGCGGAGTTCTATGACCTGACATTCTCTGTCCGCAAGGAAGAGCGCACCTTTGAAGCGGAATACCCGGAAACGGCGATGGCCTACGCCTTAGAGGGAACCGAGTGGAGCGTTGGGACGGTGACGGTACGGACAAAGCGCACCTGGACCAGTACGGAAAAGAATGCCCTGTCCATCCTCAGAAATACAGCAGACCTCCACGGCGGCGACCTGGTTTTTGACTGCCCCAACCGTCTGGTGCATCTGCTGACGGTAAACGGCAGGGACAGCGGCGCGCTGTTTGCCTACAGGAAAAACATGAAATCCATCCAGCGTGTGGTGGATACCAGGGAGCTTGTGACAAGGCTCTACGCTGTGGGCGCGGAAGGGATGACCTTTGCCGACATCAACGGCGGAAAAGCCTATGTGGAGGATTTCACCTACACAAACGAGGTGCGCATCTCCACCCTGGACTGCTCCTCCTTCACCAATCCCTATCAGATGAAGGAATACGCTGAGATGCGGCTGGCGGATTACGCAAAGCCCACCATCTCCTATGTGCTGAATGCGATGGACTTATCCGTGCTGACGGGCTACGAGCATGAAGCCTGGGAGCTTGGGGATTATGTCCGTGTGGAGGATAAGGAGCTGGGGCTTTCGATCACCACCCGTATCGTTCGCAGGGAATACAACCTGCAGGAGCCGTGGAACACGGTGCTGGAATTATCGACCACGCTGAAGAACCTGGGCAGCTCCGCCAGCCAGTGGGACAATGCGGCGGATTCCCTGGAAGGCACCAGCATGGTGTCCAATAACGATATCCGGGAAATGGTACCGTTTAATCTGCTGCGAAACTCACGCGCCGATGATGGGCTGGCCTATTGGGTCAGCTCCGGCTTTGAAGCGGACGGCGAAAACGGCGCGTCCGGCACGGCTTCCTTCAAGGCAGAGGGCGTGGCAGGCATGACCAAAAGCCTCTCCCAGACCGTCTATCCCGCCAACCGCTCCAGTTACACCCTGTCGGCACAGATCGGCTCGGAAAATCTGGAGAAGCTGAGTGATGACGCCCAGGTGGGCATTGAAGTGGTCATTGAATATGAGGACGGCAGCACGGAATCAAGATTCATTGACTTGTACTGATGGAAGGAGGACGAAATGGCATATTTATCATCCACCTCCGCCAAAATCACGCCGGAGAATTACTCCGCCAGGGTCAAGTCCATCACGGTGCGGGTGTGCATCACCAACTGCACCGGGATTCTTTATATCACAGACATCCTCCTGCAGGCAGGGGTGGTGGCCACGGGATGGGTAGGCCATCCCTGTGAGATGAAGTGGACGCTGGATGGGTAAGGTCGCTTTTATCCGGCTGGCAGAGGTCATTAACCGGAAACAGGATATGCGTGTCGTGAGCGTCACCGTGAAGCCTACCATCACGGACTGCTCCGGCACGATTTATTTTACCGACCTGCAGCTCCAGGAAGGCGCTGCCCTGACGGGATACACGCCCCATACCGAGGTGTTCCTCCAAAAGTTCCGGGAGAACGGTGAGGTCAAGGCTCCCGTCTGGTTCAACGGCGTGGTGCGGGGCGAGGAAACGGTCATCCTCTTTAACCTGGGAGAAACCTCTGCGGGGCTGGATGTGCATCTCTACCCCAAGTCGGATATGGAGGGCGGCTCGGTCAAACTTGCGCAGGGTGTGGGCGGCCAGATAGCGGTATTCCCCAATGCCATGAATGCGGAAGATGACCTTGCTCTCCTGGCATCCACACGGGAATGCACCAGAAACGGCAGCCCGGAGAAAAAAGAGGGCTTTTACCAGTACAGCGCCGCCTGGGATTCCAAGCACAGGGTGACGCTTGCGGAGGGAAAAACGGCACGGGTATTGTTTGAGCTGCAGGAAATGCAGGATGAAAGATCACCTTAGAGAGAAGAAAGTGGAAATCCACAAAAAGGGTTGACAAAGGATAATCCTATATAGTATAATCTTAAATGAGATTAACTAAGGAGGTTTCTACAATGAACAAAATCAATATCAGCAATGCGCCTGCTTATACTTCTCCCAATTCCATGACTCTGATCTGTACAGAGAAACCGGATGGCAGCACCAATCTTGCGACTCTGGCATTCTGGGCTTTTGCGTCCACCAATCCCGGAAAGATCATGTTTTCCCTGAACAAAGGGGCTTACAGTCTGGAACTGCTGGCTGAGAAAAAAGAAGTTGTTCTCGCCATTCCCGGAGCCCCGCTGACCGGCGCTCTGATTGGCTGTGGCACCTGCTCCGGACGTGATACGGATAAGGCCGCTCAGGTTGGTTTGACGATGCAGGAAGTGGAGGGCACAAATATCAAGGCTCCTGTTCCCTGCAAACTTCTCATTCATGCGACCGTTGCCCAGACGATGGATGCGGACGATCATGTTGTCCACCTCTGTGATGTCAAGGGCGTTTACGGCGATGAAGATGTGGATGCTGTATTTGGCTGGAAAGGTTACGCTGAATTTGCGGCTGCGCAGCAGAAATGAGAAAGGACAAGGCGGCTGTCTGTGGATAGCCGCCTTGCAGTTTGAGGTGACAATATGAAAACACAAGGCGGATTTTTGATAACCCGAATCAAACAGGTCGGAGGACGTGTTTTTGAACGCATATTGAGCGAAAAAAACATTGATGCTTTTAATGGCTCCCAGGGAAGGATTCTATATATCCTCTGGCAGAAGGATGGCGTTCCCATCAGTGAGCTGTCAAAAGAGACCGGTCTTGCCACGACCACGCTGACCAGTATGCTTGACCGCATGGAGGCGGCAAATCTGATTTATCGGGATCGTGGCGACAAAGACCGTAGAAAGATTCTCATTTTCCTTACAGAAGAAGCCAAAGGTCTGGAACAAGAATATAATGAAGTAACAGAAGAAATCAGTAACATTTATTATAAGGGATTTTCTGAGGAAGAAATCGAGCAGCTGGAGAACTATCTCCACCGCATCCTGAAAAATGTGGAGGGTGTTCTCTGATGAGCGTCTGCATTAAGGACAATATTCAAAACATGAATCTGGTCATCGGCTGTACCGTGGGCTGCTCTTACTGCTATGCCCGGAACAATGTAAAGCGTTACCGTATGATCGATGACTTCAGCAAGCCGGAATTTTTTCCGAATAAGCTGCGGCTGATGGAAAGGGAACGTCCACAAAATTTCCTGCTGACCGGCATGAGCGACTTGGCAGGCTGGGAACCGGCGTGGAGAGAGAAGGTCTTTGCAAAGATTAGGGAAAACCCGCAGCATCAATTCCTGTTTTTGTCAAAGCGTCCTGACCTGCTGGATCTTGAGACAGACTTGGAAAATGCATGGTTTGGGGTCACAGTCACAAGAAGATCAGAGCTGTGGCGCATCGACGCCCTGAAGGCCAATATTCGGGCAAAGCACTATCACGTTACTTTTGAGCCCTTGTTTGATGATCCCGGCGAGGTCGATTTGACGGGCGTTGACTGGATCGTGGTTGGCACCATGACTGGAGTGCAGAGCAAAAAAGTGCGGACAGACCCGGCATGGGCGCATTCTCTCGTGGAACAGGCCCATGCACTGGGCATTCCTGCTTTTATGAAAGAAGATCTTGTTCCCATCATTGGTGAAGCAAATATGGTACAGGAGTTCCCGGAAGCATTCAACCGGGTGTTGGAGGTGCAGAGAACATGGCACAAGTAGAGATGAACGGCATCCTGATCGGAGAGGTTGAGACAAAGAATATCATGACCAAATCCAGCCTGCCAGTGGGAGGCTATTCGGTCAATCCTTATGTAGGCTGCACTCATGGCTGTAAGTACTGCTACGCCTCTTTCATGAAGCGTTTTACCGGGCATACGGAGGATTGGGGCACCTTTTTGGATATCAAGCACTGGCCGGAGATCAAAAATCCAAAAAAGTACGCCGGACAGCGCATCGTCATCGGTTCCGTGACCGACGGCTACCTTCCCCAGGAGGAGCAGTTTGGCAATACAAGAAAGCTGCTTCAGCAGCTCAGAGGCAGCGGTGCCGACATTCTGATTTGCACCAAATCCGATCTTGTTGTGCGTGATATTGATTTGCTCAAAGAGCTGGGACAGGTCACAGTATCATGGTCGATCAACACTCTGAACGAGGAATTCAAAAATGATATGGATAGTGCTGTCAGTATAGAACGGCGGCTGGCCGCCATGAAACAGGTCTATGCCGCAGACATCCGCACCGTCTGCTTTGTCTCTCCCGTATTTCCTGGCATCACTGATTTTGAAGCGATATTTGAGCGTGTCAAGGATCAGTGCGACCTGTTCTGGCTGGAAAACCTGAACCTGCGGGGCGGCTTCAAGAAAACGATCCTGGACTATATCGCTGAAAGGTATCCTTCCCTCGTGCCGTTGTACGATGAAATTTACAACCATCATAACCGCAGCTATTTCAAATCGCTGGAGAAAAAAGCTGAAGAGATGGCGAAGAAATATGACTGTCCCTTTGTGGATAACGAAATGCCCTATGGCAGAGTGCCGCAGGGCCATCCGGTCATCGTAGATTATTTCTATCATGAAGAAGTCCGGGGGACAGGTAACACAGGAAAGAGGAACAAGTGACATTTGATAATATGGTTTTGAGAGCATCGCTTCGGCGGTGCTTTTTCTATGCCCTGAAGGAGAGTGATTGGATGGACACATTAAAAGGCAAACAGATCATGGTATGGACGTTCATGGGCAATGCCCGGATGTACGAAGCCCTCCGGGACTACGGCGACCGCATCAGCCAGATCGGGCTGTTCTCCTTTAAGGTAAGAGCGACCGGAGAAATCTATGAAAGCGGCGTGGCGATTTCGGATATGCTCACCTACATTAACAGGTGGCCCCATATCAAGTGGCTGCTGACGGTGGCAAACGACGGGGCGAACAGCATCTTCCGCGCCCTGCGGGATAACACAGACGGAGCGCAGGAGATGTTCCTTTCGGAGATCATCCGCATCATGGAAAAGTACCCCTGGTGTGACGGCATCGACATTGACCTGGAACGAGGGGACGGCTACTCCACCCATGCCGCGTCAACCGCCATGTTCCAGAACATCTACAATACGGTAAAGAATTACGATGCCACGAAGCACATGAACATCTGCCTGCCGGGGATGACTTCCGTTAATGGCTCGGTGGGCGGCGAGAACTGGTGTGTCTACGGGGACCTCGATGCCTACTGTGACACGGCGTCTATTATGAGTTACGGCATGGCCTGGGCAGGCTCCGCGCCGGGGCCGGTTTCTCCGAGAAGCTGGCTGGAGGGCATCTACGATTACGCCACCCAGGTCATGGACCCGGATAAGATATTCCTCGGTATGCCGGCCTACGGCTGGAACTGGCAGATTTACGATACCCCGGAGAACCTGGGCGAGACCTACCGGGGCGTTTCCAACACCTACTACGCCGCAAGGTACTGGATGACGGGAGCGTACAACTTCACAGGTGACGCGCCGCCTCAACCCTTTCTCCCTATCGTGGCCTATTGGGATGATTATGACAAGGTGCCTTACGCCTTTCCCCATGTCTACGATTACATGGAAGGAGCGGACGCAGTTTCCCGCGAGTACCCTCAGCTTGCGGACACATACAACCGCAGGCGCTACCTGACCGCCTACGGCAAGGAGCAGAAAACCGGGTTCGGGGACATCCTCATCGACCGGGACGCTGACGGCTACTCCAGCGCGTCCGGCATTGTTTCCATTGAAAACGGCATCGCGACCCTGGGCGATAACGGCTCGGTGACCTACAGCTTTACGGTAAACGCAGCGGGAACTTACGATGTGGCGGTGCGGCTCTGCTACCCCTTCTGGGATAAGAACGGCATCTATGCGGCGCTGGACGGCAGCACAAAGCACTTCACGGAAAGCCGCCTGTGGTGGCCGTACTGGCGGAGTACCTTCTGGGCGTCCCTCGCAAGCGGCGTAACGCTTTCGGCCGGGACACACACCATTACCATTTCAGTGGATGCCAAAGGCGTCCAGTTTTACGGCTTCCGCGTCTGCTCGGCTTTTTCCGAGGAACCTACCGCCGGGGAAGCGACCTTCGCCCTTGCGCCCAGGAGCTTTAAGGATGTGAACGGCAGCATGGCCGTACCCGATAAAGGCTTCAAGCTGACGCTGGAGATGCTCAGAAGGAAGCCGGACTCGGCGCTCATCTGGTATGAGGACTTCCAGGATTACGGCGTGCTGGAGACGGACTACTGGATGGTGCGCTCCGGCTCCTTTGAGGTGTGGCGGTCGGATGAATATTCGATGGAGCGTGTCTACTCCCAGCTGGAAGGGCATGGGGAGCTTGCGTGGCAATATGATGGCTTTTCAGAACTGCATCTGCGGGCCAGGCTGGCTTTCCCGGCAAACGGCAGCGGTCGGGCCGGTGTGTTCTGCGGCAACCTGTTCTGCTGTTTAAACTACGATACTCAGGCGGTGGAGCTGTATCACGATTCCACGCTCCTTGGCAGCTACAGCCAGGAGATCGCAAGGACATCGTCGGCGGACCTGCGGGGCAACCCCTCTATGTACACGGTGGAGATGCGCATCCGCGGGAACCGGGTGCGGGTGTATTCCGGTTCTTCCTACACCCTGCGCTTTACGGCAACAGCCAGCGGCTTTTCCGGGGGCTATGCCGGGTACCGCTCAGACAACACCACGGTCTGTGAACTGCTCCGGCTGGGGGACGCCTGGACGTATGAGCCGTATGAGCGGTTTGACGTGGAGATGCCGGACGGCAGCTTTAGAAGCTACGGCAGGATCAGCCGTTCCAACTGCACCTGGGATGAGGAGTTTCAGGTGTTCACGCTGACCTCCGATGTAGAGGAAAGTTCCACCCGCAGCGAGGACATTTCCCTGGATTATGACTTCTTCCATTCCGACCTGCTGGAGATTTCCTGCGGCGGGAACTATACAGCAAAGGTCATCCCGAAGGACATCAACATCTGGATATCCCGGCTGTTCCTTGGGGATGCGGACGGCTTTTCTATCCTCTACTACCAGGACGTGGATTCCCTGGTCTATTGGGCGAACCAGGCGGCGTACCGCTGGAAGCTCCGGGGGATGTGTATGTGGTCTTTGGGTCAGGAGGATATGCGACTGTGGGAATGGCTGCCGAAGCAAACAGAATAACTTACGGGAACTGGCGACTGCCCTGCGGGGCGGCCGCTTTTTTCATACACAAAACCATTTCAAGAAACGGAGGTATCAACATGAAGGAACTTTGGAACACGGCGCAGGTGATCTTTGCGGCCATCGGCGGGTGGCTGGGCTATTTCCTGGGCGGCTGCGACGGGCTGCTCATCGCACTGGTGGTGTTCGTGGCAGTGGATTACGTCACGGGCGTGATGTGTGCCATCTCGGACAAGAAGCTGTCCAGCGAAGTGGGCTTTAAGGGCATCTGCCGGAAGGTGCTGATCTTCCTGCTGGTGGGGATCGCCAACATCCTGGATGTACAGGTGATCGGCACAGGCAGCGTCCTTCGCACGGCGGTTATTTTCTTTTACCTCTCCAACGAGGGCGTGAGCCTTTTGGAGAACGCGGCGCACCTGGGGCTTCCTGTGCCGGAGAAGATGAAGGACATCCTGGCACAGCTCCATGACAGAGCGGAAAAGGAGGAAAATTAAGTGACTTACACAAACAGTTCATTGGTATCTTATACGAAACTCAGCCCAAACCACTCCGGGCAGCGGACGCACAGCATCGACCGCATTACGCCCCACTGCGTGGTGGGGCAATGCTCGGTGGAGACGCTGGGCAATATCTTCTTGCCGACTTCCAGACAGGCAAGCTGTAACTACGGCATCGGCGTGGACGGTCGTGTGGGAATGTATGTGGAGGAGAAAAACCGCTCCTGGTGTTCCTCCTCCAGCGCCAACGACCAGCGGGCGGTCACCATCGAGTGCGCGTCCGATACCACAGAGCCGTATGCCTTTAAGGATGTGGTTTACCAGAAGCTGATCACTCTTTGCGTGGATATCTGCAAGAGAAACGGCAAGAAGAAGCTCCTGTGGTTTGGCGATAAGGACAAGACGCTCTCTTATGAGCCGAAGTCCGATGAAATGGTGCTGACGGTGCATCGCTGGTTTGCCAACAAGTCCTGCCCCGGAAACTGGATGTATGCCAGGATGGGCGATCTGGCGGAGAAGGTCACGGCGGCTCTCGGTAGTGGTACCGGGGGTTCCGATGGTCCCACAACTACACAGGGAACACAGGCTTCTGCCTTTTCCGGGCTTTCCGAGGCGGATGTTGTAAAGAGTGTGGGGACATTGTTTACTGCCGATCAGAAGAAAATGGGCATCCTCGCATCGGTTTCAATGGCGCAGTTTATCCTCGAATCCGGCTACGGCAAATCCGAACTGGCGCAGAACGCAAATAATGTGTTCGGTATGAAATGCTCCCTCTCCGGCAACACATGGAGCGGTTCGACATGGGACGGACAGAGCAAGTACACCAAGCAGACGAAGGAGCAGCACACGGACGGCAGCTACGAAACAATCACGGCGGACTTCCGCAAATATCCGTGCGTGGAGGATTCCATCGCCGACCATTCCGCTTATCTGCTCGGCGCAAAGAACGGAAACAAGCTCCGCTACGAAGGGCTGAAGGGATGCACGGACTACAAGAAAGCCGTGCAGATCATCAAGGATGGCGGCTACGCCACGAGCCTTACCTATGTGGAGAACCTCTGCTCCATCATCGAGCGGTGGAACCTCACGCAGTACGATGTGAAGGAGTCCGAAACGCCTATCGCATGGTACCGCGTCCGTAAGACCTGGGCGGATTCCAAGTCGCAGAAAGGTGCGTTCAAGATTCTGGAAAACGCCAAGAAGTGCGCGGACGCCAATCCGGGATATAGTGTGTTCGATGTGGACGGTGTAAACATCTACACACCGAAAACAACTGCTCCGGCGGCATCGGCTGGTGTTCCGTTCCTTGTGAAGGTCAGCATTTCCGACCTTAATATCCGCAAAGGACCGGGGACGGATTACGACAGGACGCAGTTCATTCCCGTCGGCATCTACACCATCGTGGAAGTCAAGTCTGGCAAAGGCTCGACCGCAGGCTGGGGACGGCTGAAAAGCGGCGCGGGCTGGATTTCGCTCGACTTTTGTACCCGCGTCTAAAACTTTATATCTGCGCATACGATTGCCTGTGGGTGTTCTTCGGAATGCTCACAGGCTTTTTTTATTTGCATACCCTCAATCCCGGCCGCCTTTTTCTGTTTAACCATGAGGATAGGAATCCTCGGATTGGAGGAATCTTCATGACCAATGAACAGAAACGCACCATAGCGGAACTCCGCTCCAAAGGTGCGACCTATGCAAAAATCGGCGAGGCGCTCGGTATCTCGAAGGATACCGTGAAAAGCTACTGCCGCAGAAATAATCTGTCCGCTCCGCAGGATACCCCTGCCTCTGATACCGCTCCTTCCGTCTGCCAGGAATGCGGCGCACCTCTCGTGCAGACAGAAAAACAAAAGACGCGGATTTTCTGTTCCAGGGAATGCCGTGAGAACTGGTGGCATTCTCACCCGGAGCAGATAAAGAAAAGAGCCGTGTATGATTTCCGCTGCGCCGGATGCGGTAAGCCTTTCTCCGCCTACGGAAACAGCCACAGGAAATACTGCTCCCACGATTGTTACATCACGGCTCGGTTCAAAGGCGGTGGATGCCATGAGTGAGCAGGAATTTGACCGTGAAATGCGGTATCAGGCCGCCGTTCAGATTGCGGATGCGCTTCTCAAAAAGGGTTCCATCTCGGAGGAGGAATACCACCAGATCAAGACAAAACTCCTCGAAAAATATCGCCCGACTTTGTCTACATTATTATCGGGAAAACCCTTGATATAACTGGCTTTTAGAGTGATATATAGTGTCGGAAAGGAGTTGATTTTATGCGGAAAATCACCAGGTTAGAGCCAAAAAAGACAGCCCTTCCGACAAGGAAAAAGGTCGCAGCGTATGCCCGTGTCTCGAAGGACACGGAGCGGCTTCTGCATTCCGCATCCGCACAGGTCAGCTACTACAGCGAACTGATACAGAAAAACCCCGAATGGGAATATGCAGGCGTGTATGTTGACTGCGGAATAACGGGTACCCTCACCTACAAGAGGGACGAGTTCAAGAGAATGCTCACCGACTGTGAAGCCGGAAAGATCGACATCATACTTACCAAGTCAATCAGCCGATTCGCAAGGAACACGGTCGACCTTTTGGAAACAGTGCGCCACCTCAAATCCATCGGCGTGGAGGTGCGGTTCGAGAAGGAAGGCATCCATTCTTTTTCCGAGGACGGAGAACTGATGCTTTCGCTCCTCGCTTCTTTCGCGCAGGAAGAAAGCCGCAGCATTTCCGAGAATGTGAAATGGGGTATCCACAAGCGGTTCAAGAGCGGCGAGATTGGCGTGGCCAACAAGCACATCCTCGGCTACCAATACGATGAGGAGCAGAAAAAGTACATCATCATTCCCGAAGAAGCCGAATCGGTCAGATGGATGTTTCAGATGTACATCGACGGCGTTACCCTGCGGGACATTGCAGATAACCTGAACAACGCAGGCATCTGCACCATCCTCGGTAACGATTTTCAGGAAGCCTCGGTGCGGCAGCTTATTTTCAACGAGGTCTACGCCGGGGACATCAGACGGCAGAAATGCTATGTGTCCGATCCAATCAAAAAGGACAAGGTTCCGAACCGCGGCGAACTGCCACAGTATTACATGGCTGACTGCCATGAGGCAATCATCGACCGCGACACCTACGCAAAGGTCAAGGCAGAGATGGAACGCAGAGCCTCGCTCCTCAATCCCACCTACTGCTTTACCAAGAAAATCCGCTGCGGTACCTGCGGAGCGCAGTTCACCCGCAAGAAAGGAAAAGTCAGAGGCAAGACCTATGTACATTGGATTTGCCGGAGCAAGAAGGAAACCGGGATGACCTGTTCCAGCGTGAACTTCAGCGAGGAAGAACTGAAAAACATCTGCGCCGATGTCCTTGAGACCGATTCTTTCGATGAGGAGATTTTCGAGAGCCGGGTCAAGGACATCATTGTTCTGAAGAACGGCGATATAGAGTTCCACCTTGTCGGCGGCGAGACACGGCGATGGAAAAACCTGCATCTGAATCCGCCAAGGCATAAGGTCACGCTCACGGATGCATTCCAGGGCAAGATACGATGCGCCAAGTGCGGCAACACCTACCACCGCGTCAATTCCGCAAACAAGTGGGTGTACTGGTACTGCATGGGAAAGAAGAAAAAAGGAATGACCTGCGACAACATCAATTACACCGATTTCCAGCTACGGCAAATCACGGCGCACATCCTCGGCTTGGAGGATTTTGATGAGCAGGTCTTTTCAGAACAGATCGAGGGCATCACCGTTCTTGAGGACGGCAACCTCGAATACCACTTTTACAAAGGGAGGACAGAGAGATGGCAAAGAGTGTGATAACCATTCCTGCCACCAAGAGCAAGTACACGGCAACGCCGCTGTCCTGCAAGAAAAAACGGAAGGTCGCAGCATACGCCCGCGTCAGCACAGACCACGAGGAACAGCAAAGCAGCTATGAAGCGCAGGTGGACTACTACACCACCTACATCCAAGGCAGGGATGATTGGGAGTTCGTTTCCGTGTATGCGGACGAAGGAATAACCGGCTGCAACACAAAAAAGCGTGACGGCTTCAACAGCATGGTGGAGGATGCGCTGGCGGGCAAGATCGACCTCATCATTACAAAATCGGTCAGCCGTTTCGCCCGCAACACAGTGGACAGCCTTACGACCATCCGAAAGCTGAAAGAACACGGCACGGAGTGCTATTTTGAGAAAGAGAACATCTGGACGTTCGACGGCAAGGGAGAGCTTCTCCTTACCATCATGTCGAGCCTTGCACAGGAAGAAAGCCGCTCCATTTCGGAGAACTGCACATGGGGACAGCGAAAGCGGTTTCAAGACGGAAAGGTCACGGTTCCGTTCGGACGGTTCCTCGGCTACGACCGCGGCGAGGACGGCAACCTTGTACTGAACGAGGACGAGGCACAGATCATACGCAGGATTTACGGATTGTTCCTACAGGGACGCTCACCGTATGCGATTGCGAAGGTGCTGACTTCCGAGGGCATCCCTACGCCCGGAAAGAAAAAGACCTGGTCGGCATCTACGGTCAAGAGCATCCTCACGAACGAGAAGTACAAAGGCGACGCCCTTCTGCAAAAGGTCTACACCGAAGATTTCCTTACCAAGAAGAAAATCAAGAACGACGGACAGGTTCCGCAATACTATGTGGAGAACAATCATCCAGCCATCATCGAGCCGGGAGTATTCGACAGAGTTCAGAAGCTCATGGCGGTCAGACATCCCGGTCAGAACCGCAACAGCAGCATCAGCCCTTTTTCAAGCAGAATCAAGTGCGGCGAATGCGGTAGCTGGTACGGCTCGAAGGTGTGGCACTCCAATGACAAGTACAGAAAGGTCATCTGGCAATGCAACCACAAATTCGACGGGGATTGCAAATGCGGAACGCCGCACATCACCGAGGATGAGATACGGAGCCTTTTCATAAAAGCAATGAACATCCTCATCACCGAAAAGGATGCGCTGATCGAGGATTTTGAAGCCATCAAGGACACGGTCTTCGACACCTCCGCACTTGTGCAGGAACGGACAGACCTGCAGGTCGATATGAACACGGTGGCGGGACTCATCGAGGAATGCATCGCGGAGAACGCCCGCATCGCACAGGATCAGGGCGAATACCAAAAACGCTACGACAGCCTCGCTAAACGCTTTGACCGCACGAAAGACCGCCTCGAAGCCGTGGAGCGGTCGATTGCGGAAAAGCAGGCTCATCGTGAAATGGTCGAACAGTTCCTTTCAGAACTCGCCAAGCAGGATGCGGTCACGGAGTTCACCGATGAACTTTGGTACAGCATGATCGACCATGTGACCATTCACAGCAAGGACGACATCCGATTCACATTTCAGAACGGCACAGAAATCAGGATGTAAGCACAGCGCACTCCGTTTCCCGCGGAGTGCCTTTTTCTGTCTTGTGAACCCTTCTCCGAAAATGAACCCCTACATAAAAAATGAACCCTACCGAGGGTAGGGAAAATCAAAAGGTATAGGAATAATCAGATTGTATCAAATCTCGTGTTTACATTTCCGTGTACCAGCGCAGATTGGAAAAGCCGTTCTGCTTTGCGTAGGTTTCAAGGATTCGCTTCTGGTTGCTGATAGAATTGGATTCCCCTTGCAGTTCGTCCTCATGGGATAACCTCGGATAAAGGGCGGTAATGAGTGTTTGGGTGGTCTGTCTTGACATAATATCCTCCATTTCCGACAGCCAGCCCACTATTCCGTAGCTTTATTGTACCACGGGATAGGGGCGGCTGTACAGCGGTTTTTGCTTCTTTACGTCCCGTCAAAATGACGATTTTTCCATGTGCGGCTTGTCGTATTAGAAAGTGATTGATATATTTCCTGCTCCATGCTATAATGCCTAAAGCGTTACCAGCGGCGGTAATGCGGGATTTTGTCTGCAATTCATGGAAAGAGAGGTACAGGCATGAAGTTTGAAAAAATTGATTGCGGCGGCGGGATAGCTGCCATTGTTTCAAGCGACAGTCAAGTGATTGTTGATGTCGATTCTGCGCTTGATTTGCTTATGTCTGCCAAATATGAAGCAGGCACGAAGTATATCGCCGTGGATAAGAAGTTAATAACCGAAGATTTCTTCGTTTTAAGCAGCGGTTTAGCGGGGGAAGTTCTTCAAAAATATATCAACTATGGCGGGAAGATTGCGATATACGGCGATTTTTCCCGTTACACAAGCAAACCGCTGAAAGACTTTATCTATGAGAGCAACAAGGGAAAAGACGTTTTCTTTGTTGCCACAAAAGAAGAAGCAGTCCAGAAATTAGCAAACGTCATTTAACAGATAAAATCCCCCTATCGGATTGCTGTGTATTAACCCAACGCTTGAGCGGTCATGCCCCTTTTCGCATGACCGCTTTTTATCTGTCCGGCGTTATGCCGTATGCGGCGTGTTCAGTCCGGCTCTGGCTTCGGCTTCCAGCACTTTCATCATCTTGTCGGCGGCAGTGGCGGTAGTGTCCTGCTTGAAATAGCCGGAAACGACAAGGACAGTGTTGCCCATGCGCACCTCCGTCACGCAATCCGGGCGGCGGGCGGGGCGGTCATGCTTCGGGGTTTTGGTCATAGGCAGACCTCCTTTCCGTTCATCAGTGCTTTCAGCCGTTCCATTTTTCGCTGCGCCGTGACTTTCCGGTTCTGCCTGCCTGTGCAGCGGATAGGCACGCACATTTCTATGACACGGCTGTAAATCCGGGCATGGGGCGTGTCCTTGGGGTGCTGCAACGCTTCCAGCGGCAGGTTCGTGGTAACGATCAGCGGCTTCCCGCTGCGGTACCGGCTGTCAATCACGTTGTAAACGTGTTCATGCGCATACTCGGTGTCCCGTTCAATCCCCAAATCGTCCAGTACCAGCAGTTCATAGCCGCAGAGCCGGGCAATGTATTCGTTGCGCCCCGCAAAGCTGGCGGTAAGGTCATTGAGTATCGCAGAGAAGTTCGTCATGCAGACGGAAACCTCTTTTTCCATGAGGGCGTTTGCAATACACCCGGCAAGGTAGCTTTTGCCGCTGTCGCAGCCGCCCCACAAAAGATAGCCGATATTATCTGCTTTCATGGCTTCCCACTCGTCAACATAGGCATGGGCGTAGTTCATCTGCGGCGTAAATCCGTTGTCGTTCGCAAACGTCCATTCCTGCATGGCTTCGTTGGTAAAGCCCCGCTGCTTCAAACGCCTGACAGCTTCCAGGTGGGTGCGCCGCTTCTCGGCGGCTTCCCGCTTTTCACGCTCTGCCCTCTGGCAGTCACATTCTGCCGGGTGGCGGTCACGCCCGAAAAGCTGCTTGCCCTCCGGGAAATATCTCTCTTTCGGCTTGCGGCACTTCCCGCAGTATAAAAGCCCGTCCTCCCCAGTATAGTCCTCCGGCTCCGGCATGGTCTGTGCCATGTTCAAAACCGTATTATCAAAATCATTCATCATAAACTCTCGCCCTCCTTGAACGAATAATCGGGGATGCCCTGTTTTGAGGCTCCCTTTTTGTCATTATCAGCCCAGATACGCAAGGCGGCGGCATAATTGCTGTACGTTTTCCCGCTGGCGGCAAGGTAGCGGCTCATTTCCTCGATGAACCGTTCCAGCCTGTCCGGGTATTCCTCTTGAAGTTCTGCGTATTCTGTTTCTGACAGGAAAATATTTTTATATCTGCCATAAGCGGCGGGCTGCTCCCCACTCGCTCCTATTGTTTGGTTCTCTATTAGGTTGTTTATATTAGTTTTGTTAGGGGTCGGTTTTCCGACCATCATAGGGTCGGGTTTCCGGCTATCAGTTGGTCGGATTTCCGCCCTTATGAGGGGCGCTTTTCCGGCTGTCATAGGGTCGGAAAACTGGCTTAATGGCGGCGGCACTTTCACATAAAGGCGGTTCGCTGCGGAAAAGCCCGCCCGTTTCCGTTCCAGAAGTCCGGCGGCGTCCAGTTCGCTCAATGCGCCCTTTACAGAGGTGCAGCCCTTATCCAGCATTTCCGCAATCTCTGAAATGGGGTAGACAATGAACGTCCTGCCCTCGCTGTCCTGCCAGCCGTTCTTCTGGGAGAGGGTGCAGCGGTCTAACAGCAGCGCATACAGCAGCTTTGCGGTCTGCGATATGTCCATTTTCAGCAGGAAACGGGGATAGGGCAGATACGGCGGCAGCCCCGTGTCAATCCCGATATAAACCGTTTCCTGTGCTCCCTCCGGCTTCACGGCTTCGCCCGCTTGGATAAAAACGGCGGGCACTCGATAATCTGCGCCCGGAAACTCTGCTTGCAGTCACGGCGGCATTTCCGGCATAGGTCGTTATAAGTGATACGGTTGCGGTCATTGAGGAAGAACGCCCATTCTTCCTTGCGCTTCTTGCTCATTCTCGGCAT